GATGGTGACCCCTCGCGTCATCTACTCGGGTGAGGTGGTGCAGGTCAACCCGTCGCGCCCTGCTGTGGCCGTGCTCACATGCCAGACGCTATCGGCCACCATGCAGCGGCAAGGCTTGCGCCTGGGATGGCAGAAGACGTGCCCTTACGATCACTACAACCCACTGACGTGCAAGGTGCCGAAGGCTTCGCATGCGGTGAGCGTCACCATTCAGTCGATCAGTGGCTTCGATGTCACGGTCAACAACATCGCCGGTCAGCCGAACGGAAAGTTCTCGGCCGGCATGATGGAGTGGACGCATCCGGTTCGTGGTGCCTACGGGATCATGATCGAAGCGCACACCGGATCTGTACTGACGATGTTCGATGACACGTCGGAACTGTATCCAGGGCTGCAGGTCACGATCTACCCGGGGTGCGCGAGAACTGAGGATGCGTGCCGTTCGTTCAACAACATCTTGAACTACGGTGGTTGCCCGAACATGCCAGGCAAGTCGCCCTATGACGGGCTGAACACACCGTTCTTCTGAAAGGAGCATTCCATGTGGGAAGCAGTCGCGATGCTGATCATCAGCATCATCATCACCACAGCGATGATGCCGAAGCCGCAGACACCGAAAGCCGAGGCCTTCGAGGACATCGACTTCCCTCAGACCAACGAGGGAACGCCACAAGCTGTGATCTTCGGCGATTGTTGGTCGGGTGATTGGGTGGTGCTCAATGTCGGCAACTACCGCACCACGCCGATCAGAAAGAGCAGTGGTGGCAAGTGAACGACGATCTACTTCTTACCGTCGAGGATGTTCGTGAAGCCGGCCTGTGCGTGCGCGGAGCAAAGCAATGGTTCGCACTGCACAAGCTGGACTTTGCGCACTTCCTCACTCACGGCATTCACATCAGTCAGCTACCTCAGAACGATGCGCTTTCACAGAAGGTGATCGAGGTTGCACGCGAACGAAGGGGTGATCAATGAGCGGCGGCGGTGGTGAATACACGGCGGGCTATCGCTACTTCTTCGGCATCCACATGGGTGTTTGCCGCGGACCAGTTGACGAGGTGCTCGAAGCGCGTGTCGGGGATCGCACGGCTTGGTTCGGAAGCGTCACGCAGACGCAGTTGGTCTATGTCGACTCGCCTAACCTCTTCGGTGGAGAAGACAAAGAGGGCGGTGTTCAAGGCGACATGTGGGTTCTCATGGGAGACGACGCACAACTTGCACCGGACGCGCTGGCCAACATTACATCTGGCAGTAGCGGCGGTGGCAGCGGTGCTCCGGGAAGTGACTCTGCGCTGCCGAACATCGTCTTCCCGACCGATCTGTTCCTGAACCCGACCGGGGGTGTTGCCGAGTTCACTCTGAACACCAACGGAACATCGACCCCAACATCGTTGAACTGGTACAACGGTGCGCCTGTGATCGGAACTATCACGGACGACTATGAGGTGAAGTTCGATGTTCTCTCCGGCGCGTTCGGACCAATCACCTTGACGGGCACGTTCGGCACATGGCTGCCGATGACAGCCCCACAAACCGTGTCGGCACTGTTCGAGTCACTTCCGTCCGGGAATCCTCACTACCGGAGAATCGGCGTCACCTTCCGTAAAGGCGCGATCGAGTCGGCACAGAAAATCATCTGGCTGTACCTCGAAGAAGTGTGGACAAACCCTGGTGGAGCCTGATCAATGGCCAGCACTACAACCCCTGCATACCGTGGTCGCTTGACGATCTTCTTCGACGGTCTGTGCTCGGCGATGAACCCTTATCCGAAGCCGTGGAAGTTCCGCGTGCGTCGCATCACGAAGGGTTGGGATGGGGCCGTTTGGCAGCAATCGCTTGCCAAGATCATCCTGACCAGCGACGTGAACGACTCGGAGGTACACCCGCAAACGGATCGTGAGATCCACGCGATGAACCCGGCGCACATCATCTACGAGTGCCTGACGAATCGTGTCTGGGGTCGAGGGCTGAGCCGAACTGCGATTGACGATGCCAGCTTCACTGCTGCCGCACAGACCCTCTATGACGAGGGGTTCGGTCTGTGCCTGAAGTGGAACAGGCAAGACACCATCCAATCGTTCATGCAGGTCATCATCGACATGATCGGTGCTGCCATGTACGAGGATCGAGAGACTGGGCTGATCAAGCTGAAGTTAATTCGCGCCGACTACAACTTCGCATCACTGCCGGTCTTCGACACGAACGACGGTCTGCTCTCGATCGACGAGGCGACGATCGCGTCACCAGCGAACCTGATCAGCGAGTGCATCGTCACCTATCACGACCCGATCACCGACAAGCCGCGCAAGGTGCGTGCGCAGAACATCGCAGTGGTTCAGATGTCAGGCGGCGTGGTGAACACGATGACGAAGAACTACAACGGCATCCCGGTGCCAGGCCTTGCGCAACGCATCGCGCAACGCGATCTGCGGGCTGCATCGAGCCGGCTCAGGCGATACACGTTGACGTTGAATCGTCGAGGTTGGAACCTCTATCCGGGCGACGTGTTTCGCATCCGCGACGTGAAGCGAAACATTCAGGACATGGCCGTTCGAGTTGGCCGCTACGAAGATGGCACGTTCCAGGACGGACGGATCAAGATCCAAGCGATCCAGGACGTGTTCTCACTGCCCGCATCGTCGTTCACGGGCAACCAGGGCGGCGGATGGGCTCCACCGTCCACCAACCCGTGCGAGGGGCGCCAGCGCGTGTTCGAGATGCCCTACGCTCTTGCCGCGCGTTTGATGACGCCTGCCAACTTCCAAGCCCTCACAGGAACTGGTGCCATGATCGCGTGTGCGATGGAAGAGGGGCAGACGTTGAACACGGCATACGACATCGCGCTCAAGCAGGGCGCAGCGAGCCAGAGCGAGAACCCGCCTGACAACTCCTACTTCTGCCCAACCTACACGGCGAACTGATCATGGCAAACAGCGATTACAACGTGGTTGGCAGTGGGCAGTTCTGTCCGGTTGCACGGCTGACCATGGGCATGTCACCGGGCACGACGGTGATCGGCGTGAGTGACGTGCGGATGGTCGAGCCAGGGGACGTTGCCGTTGGTTCGTTGATCCTGATCGGCGACGAGATCATGCAGATCCAATCACTCGGTTCACCGACGTGGACGGTCAAGCGGGGTTGCTTTGACACGATCCCGGCCGGTCAGGAACCGGGGCAGACAATCTTCGTCATCGACAGGTTCGTTGGCTCGAACTTCGTCGAGTACCTTGCCACACAGACCGTGAGCGTGAAGCTGCTGGCCAAAGCGGTAGGCGGGGTCGTGCCTATGGAGTACGCACCGCCGAACCAAGTGGTGTTCAACCAGCGCTTCGCACGACCGTACCCACCGGCAAACTTCAAGTTGAACGCCCAGTCGTGGTATCTGGGTGCAGCCGTCGACTCCGACACACCGCTCGAACTGACTTGGAACGAGCGCAACCGAGTTCTTCAGGGCGATCAGGCCCTCGGCCACACGGACGCCACCGTCACGCCAGAAGCCGGGACAACCTACGAACTCACTTTATTCACAGAAGCCTTGACGCAGGTCGCGCAAGTGTCAGTTCCGGCAGGAACCTCGCACACCATGACGCTCGCAGAACTGCGCACCGTTTACGGTCTGGTCGGGGTTACCACCGGAACGTACAACGCGGTCCTCGATTTTGCGTCGAAACGCGATGGGCTCACATCGCTGCAGAAGTACCGGGCCTCTTTCACGATGGACCTGGCTACTACCTGATCAAAAAATGTGACCTGTAAACCGTTTCAGTTCGGAACTGTCAGCGGCCCGGTACACTCGTCCACAGCAGGTACAGGACTGCCGTCTTTATCACTTTGAGGCCGGCATGACGCAAGCGAACGGGAACGAACAAATGACAGACGAAAGTTTTGCCGAGCACCACATTTCACTCATGTTGGCTCTCAAGAATGTTGCAACGTGGGCTTTGATCATCATCGGGTCGATCAGGGCAGAGAAGGTAGCTGTCTATCTCGGCATCGTCGCCACGTTGCTCACCATCTACTCGATCGTGAAGCGAGAGTTCTTCACAAAGCCGCCGAAGTGAGAGTGTGATGAACCTGTCGACCAACTTCACGCTACAAGAGTTCTGCCGAAGCGAAACGGCAGTCAGGCGAAACATCCCGAACAATCTTCCGGTGGATCTTCTGGCCAACGCGAAGAAGACGGCACAGATGCTTCAACGCATTCGCGTGTTCCTCTCCAAGCAGGCGGGGCGTGATGTGCCGATGAGGATTACATCCGGCTATCGCTGCATCGTGCTGAATCGTGCGATCGGCAGCAGCGACACCAGTGATCATGTGCAGGCACTGGCGGCCGATTGGGAAGCCCCTACGTTCGGCAGCCCGACCGACATCTGCCTCGCGCTTCAGCCTATGGTCGGAGCCTTGGAGATCGGGCAACTCATCAACGAGTTCCCTGATCGAGATGGCTGGGTCCATACGTCTGTGCGGATGCCGTCCAAGATGATCAACCGCGTCATCACCATCACCGGCAGAGGTGTATCTGTCGGCATCTTGAAGGCTTGATCATGGACTGGAAAGACATCGGCGTGACGCTTGCCAAAATGGGCCTTCCGTTGCTCGGCGCAGCGCTGCCGATACCGGGTGGACATGCGATCGGGACGGCCCTTGCAGCGGCCATTGGGCCAGACAAAGACGGTAGCGTCCCGCAGACCGCGCAGGAACTGGTGAAGCGACTTGCGATAGACCCCGAGGCGCGTCAACGTGCCACGGAGTTTCAGGCACAGCATCGTGAGCGGATGACGCAGATGCTGCTTGATCACGAACACCGCATGCGGCAGACGGATCTCGCAGATCGCGATAGCGCACGTCGGGCAAACGTCGAAGGTGGTACGACCAACAAGCTCTTTTGGTTGTCGGTTGTTCTGGTCATGACAGCGCTTGCATGTGAAGCCGCCGTGCTGTTCCTGGGCATACCAGAGAACGCCAACGAGTTCGTTGTTGGTCGAGTTCTTGGCCTGCTCGATTCGATTGCGCTGACCGTGCTGGCTTACTGGTTCGGATCGTCAAGCGGATCGGCGCAGAAGACGCAGATGATGGCCGCAAGTCGAGTGCATCAAGAAGAAGGCCGGTTCGGTTCCGCGCTATAAAACTGCCACCTATGGCATGTTGTTTCCATAGATGGCAAGTTGTTGTCACTGGTGGCGATGTTGGGCTTCCGTCTACATCACGTTAGGCATCGCAAACAGCCAGAGCGCGCACCATTGCAGCGTCTATCACCGCGTCCAGCGCACCGTCCGCCCAATGGATGTAATGCGGAAAGGCCCAGCGCGTGTCGCCTGGACTGTCGGGGCTGCCATCCAAGCGGATAGATCCTTGTTGCGACTCCCGCAGCCAGCGGTAACGCTCGGCATCCTTCATCATTTGTCGGCGGTCCTCAGGGGCCCGGGTTGCAAGTGCTTCAAGTTCTGAGCGGTATTCCTCGGAAATTTGGGCGCCAACCTCGCGCCGCTTTACGGCATCCTCGCGCAGCACTTGCACGGGCTGGGCATGTGCATCCACCCAGCCCGCAGGGCTGCCGATCAAGATCGCCGCCTTGTCTGGGTGCCGCCACAGCATCCACGCCATGCGCAGCGCCTCCCAGGCGCTTTGTGGGCTCATCAGCAGCCAGTCGGTGGTGTTCTGCGTGCCGAGTCGTCTGTAGTTCGCCATCGTCCTGGTTCCTTCGTTGCTTTGTTGCAGCGCTGCCTAACATTCCGCTGCAGCCGACCTCGCCGGCAAGCCGGCGGGCGGCTGAGCTATACGTTAGCCGCCAGGGCGACGCCAGCCGTGCGCCACCAGCCGCATCTGTGCCCGCGTCTTCTCGGCCGCCAGCGCGTTGCGCAGCTCGACCTTGAAGGCGTCGCGTTCGCTCATCGGCGCTGTCTTCCACTTGCCATAGCCCTTGTGCCGCGCGTCGAAGCGCCAGTACGCGGCCTCGATGCGTTCTTCTTCGGGCTCCGCTTCGTAGCCTCCGCTCGGCGTTGCCAGGTCGGGGCCGGCAGCGCGCCACCAAGCAAGCAGGCGCCTAACTGTGCGCTCAACCAGACCCGCAACGGCAGGGCGGCGGGCTTCATTCGTCGTGTTCATCATTGGTCCTTTGGTTCTCGCGTTGCGGGCTGGTTAGCTCCGCGTTAGGCAG